ATTACAATCATCAACCGCGAAAACCTGCAGTGGCTGATTGACGATTCCGGATTCCCATTTGACTTTGACATGGTGATCATAGATGAGCTCTCATCCTTCAAAAACCACAAGGCAAAACGCTTCAAGTCCCTGATGAAGGTTCGGCCCTATATCCACAGGATCATCGGTCTTACCGGCACGCCTTCTTCCAACGGACTGATGGATCTTTGGGCAGAATTCAAGCTGCTGGATATGGGGCAGCGCCTCGGTCGCTTTATCACACAGTACCGGATGAATTATTTCATTCCGGACAAGCGAAACGGCGAAATCATATATTCCTATAAGCCGCTACCCTATGCAGAAGATGCCATTTACCGGAGGATTTCAGATATCACGATTTCCATGAAGTCCACCGACCACCTGAAAATGCCGGAGCTCATTTCCACGCAATATGAAGTAGCGCTTTCGGATGCCGAGCGTGACCGATATGAGAATTTAAAGCAGGAGTTAATCCTGCAGCTGCCGGATGGCGAAATAACCGCCGCCAATGCTGCCGCGCTGACAGGGAAGCTCTCCCAACTTGCGAACGGTGCCATTTATTCCGATACCGGCGAGATCATGGAGTTCCATGACCGGAAGCTGGACGCTTTGGAGGATATTATCGAGGCCGCAAATGAAAAGCCGCTTCTGGTGGCCTACTGGTTCCGACACGATCTGGCCCGGATCAAGAATCGCTTCAATGTCCGGGAGATCAAGACAAGCCGCGACATTGCTGACTGGAATGCGGGAAAGATTCCTGTAGCAGTCATCCATCCTGCCTCAGCCGGACACGGCCTAAACCTGCAGGCAGGCGGTTCCACTCTCGTCTGGTTCGGGCTCACATGGTCGTTGGAATTATACCAGCAGACAAATGCAAGGCTCTGGCGGCAAGGCCAGCAGTCTCATACCGTAGTCATCCAGCACATCATTACCAAGGGCACCATTGATGAACGCATCCTGAAGGCACTCTCCAAAAAGGAGCTGACCCAGTCCGCTTTGATTGATGCCGTCAAGGTGGATCTGGAGGTGCCACGATGACAAGACCGTATGAAAATCTTATCAATGCCATCGTTCTGCAGGCAGTGAAGGATTATCGGGATGCCTTAAAGCGCCTGAAGAAAAAACCACAGAATACAGACGCCATGTCCACTGCGATGGAAATAGAACGATTTTTCCATTCTGCCTGGTATCAGACCATCACCAGTGTAGATGGCGACTACCTGATACAAAAGCTGCGAGAGGAGGCGAAGTCAAAATGACCGTAAAAGAATATCTTCATCAGGCTTATCGCCTTGACCAGAAGATCAAGTCCGACACGATGGAAGTACAGAACCTCCGGGTGATGGCTGGCAGCGTGTCGGCAATCCAATATGACAAGGATCGTGTACAGACCTCTCGATCTACGGACGCACCCTTTATCCGGACGCTGGAAAAGATGTGGGATCTGGAAAACAAGATCGCGGCAGAGCTTGAAACTCTCTCCGACCTAAAGAAACAGATCCGTGAGGTCATCGAGGCTGTGCCGGATACAGATGAACGCATGGTTTTAAAGTATCGTTACATTCATGGACTTACCTGGGAGCAGATCGGCATCGAGCTTTGTGCCGACGCCCGCACGATCCGTCGCTGGCATGGCAAGGCTCTGCAGCATGCCTCTCTGCCGGAGCATCCCATCATCATATGAAATGCGCCCGAAATGTCCTGCTTTGTCCAAAGATGTCCACCCCGCCATTATGATAGTATATAATCAGCGAAACAGAATAAAGAACGGCTGCACGCGCAGCCCTAAGCCTTGCAGGAAACACTGCAGGGCTTTTCTTTTGTCCGGAAAGGAGGCAGCCATGCCTATGAAACCAAAGAGGCCGTGCCGCTACCCCGGCTGCCCGAAGCTGACCGATGGTCTGTACTGTGAAGAGCATGCCAAGGTTATGCAGCAGCACTATGAGAAGTTCACGCGCGGTTACTCCTCCGGCAAGAGGTACGGCAGAGCATGGAAACGAATCCGTGACCGCTACGTTCACAAGCATCCTCTCTGCGAGATGTGTTTAAAGCAAGGTCGCTACAAACCAGTCGAGGAAGTCCACCACATCATTCCTCTCTCCGAGGGAGGGACAAATGATGAGAGCAACCTCATGAGCCTTTGCCGTTCTTGTCATGAGAAGATCCATAAAGACCGAGGAGACCGCTGATGATCTTCGTGGTCTTTTCTTTTGTGACAAGAAATATTTTGAGCCTGCCTGCGGTGCGGAGAAGATAGCAACGCTGCCAAGCTGACCATCGGGAGGGGCAGAAGGAAAGCTGCTTCGAGAAGTCAGTGAACGGTCAAATCTCTGTGGTAAAAACAGCACCCCTGGGGCGGTAAAATGCTGCGGAAAACGGCGCCCCCTCTTGCGTGCAAAAAAGGCGATTTCAAACGGGTAATAAAGGAGGCGGTTAAAAATCATGCCGACAAAATCAAATAACACAGGTGGTCGCGGCGGCAGACGTCCCGGTGCGGGCCGGAAAAAGACCGCCGTCAAAGAAAAATACGAAAACGGAAATCCAGGCGGCAGAGATCTCACTGTGCTGGACATACCGGATGTCGAAGGCGAGGACATGCCAACCCCGCATGACTTTCTATCTGCCAAACAGCATGACGGCTCCACCCTGGAAGCTGGTGATATCTATCGGGAAACATGGGAATGGCTGGATAAGCTCGGCGTAGCAAAAGCGGTGTCTCCACAGCTCTTAGAGCGTTACGCGATGTGCTCCGCCCGCTGGATTCAGTGCGAAGAGATGACCACTCGGCTCGGATACCTTTCCAAGCACCCGACGACTGGGAAGCCGATCCCTTCACCCTTCATCAACATTGGCATCAACTACATGAATCAGGCAAGCCGCCTGTGGAATGAAATCTTTCAGATCGTCAAGGAAAACTGCTCTGCCGAATACAGCGGGCTCAATCCACAGGACGACGTGATGGAACGACTCCTGCAGGCCAGAAAGGGAATGTAAATGAACACACAGAAATTGGAACAGGTACCCATTGATAAATTGGTGCCTTACGCCCGGAATGCCCGGACGCATAGTAAAGAACAGATTGCACAGCTTCGTGCATCCCTCCGGGAATTTGGATTTGTAAGCCCCGCCGTTATTGACGCTGACTACAACATCCTCGTCGGACACGGCAGAATCGAAGCCGCCCGCGCGGAAGGCTATGAAAACGTGCCTTGCGTCTTTGCCGAAAACCTGACAGAGGCACAGAAACGCGCCTATATTCTTGCGGACAATCAGCTGGCCCTGAACGCAGGCTGGGATGAAGAAATGCTGTCCGTGGAATTATCCGATCTGCAGGATTCCGCTTTTGATCTCTCACTTCTCGGCTTTGGTGCCGATGAACTGGAGAAACTCCTCGATGGCGGTGCGGATAAGGATGTCAAGGATGACGACTTTGATCTGACCGCCGCTCTGGAGAAAGCCTCCTTTGTGGAACGCGGCGACATCTGGACTGTTGGAAAGCATCGTCTCATGTGCGGCGATGCCACCTCTGCCGACGATGTGAACCTGCTCATGGATGGAAAGAGTGCCAACCTGATTCTGACTGATCCGCCCTACGGCGTTTCCTTCAAAGCCTCAGACGGTCTGACCATTGAAAACGACAGCTTAAAGGGCGAGGAGTTTTACAACTTCCTGCTTGCCGCATTCAAGAACATGACCGACCACCTCGAAAAAGGCGGTGCCGCCTACTGCTTCCACGCGGATACCGAAGGGCTCACCTTCAGGAAAGCCTTCATTGACGCAGGCTTCCACCTCGCCGGTGTTTGCATCTGGGTAAAGAATTCCCTTGTGCTCGGTCGTTCCGATTACCAATGGCAGCATGAGCCAATCCTCTATGGATTTTTACAAAATGGTAAACATCCGTGGTACTCCGACCGCAAGCAAACAACCATCTGGAACTACGACAAACCGAAGCGCAATAAGGATCATCCGACTTCAAAGCCGCTGGATCTTCTGGGCTATCCCATCCAGAACTCTTCGCAGGAAAACTCTGTAGTGATTGATACCTTCGGCGGCTCTGGCAGCACACTCATGGCCTGCGAGCAGCTGAACCGCATCTGTTACATGATGGAGCTTGATCCAAAGTACGCTTCTGTTATTCTGCGCCGCTATGTAGAGGACACGAATGACGCGGAAAATGTGTATGTCGTAAGAAACGGCGAACGGATCAGCTACTCCGAGCTTGCCAAGCAGGTGGATTTTGAGACTGTATAATACACAAATTCCGCGTCTGATATTCGTCGATGTTTTACTACAGAATATGCCCGGTATCGCTTGCTAATAAAGGCTTTCAGAGTGATATATGTACGTACCGAAAGGCAAACAGGAAGCCTTCGGAAAACAAAATAAACGGAGGTACATACCATGAAAGCAAACTACAACGTAACCGGAGCAGCAAGAAAGGCACTGGTGAGTGCCATCTCCAACATCACAGGCGACAAGGCCATATACAAGCTCATGCCGACCTGCGCCTATGAAATCGGTGACATCACCGTCAGCAAAGAAGGATGCGTCAGCTGCGAGGATGCTGACAAGCTCGATCGCCTGATGCACAACCTGATCGCAGACGGATTCACACCGGAAACTGCAGACGCTCCTGCTGAAAGCGCCAGCGAAGACGATGCTCCGCAGACAGCAGCCGACAAAGGCGCTGGCCTTACCGTTGCCCTTCCGCTCGACTGCGCAGACGTCGGAAACCTTACAAACCTTCTCGAAGCCAAAGGAAGCCTCATCAAAAAGGCACTCGGTATTGATGATCTCGGCTTCTCCATCGAGGATGACAAAATCAGCTTCCCTTGGTTTGAGGCCATGCTCCCGCCAGATGAAATCAAAACCTACCTTCACTTCGTTGCCGCCCTCTGCAAACTCAGCAAAGATCAGAAACGGATCAACGCCACAGAGAAACCGGTCGAAAACGAGAAATACGCCTTCCGCTGCTTTCTTCTGCGGCTGGGCTTCATCGGAAATGAATACAAGGCAGAGCGTAAGATTCTCTTAAAGAACCTCTCCGGCAACTCCAGCTGGAAGAACGGCGCTCCGGACAAGGAGGCGGCAACATGCGAATGATCAGACAAAATGAGCTTGACGCTCTCCGCTCCCGGTATCCTGCTGGCACACGTGTGGAGCTTCTTCAGATGGACGATGTGCAGGCACCGCCCATCGGTACCAAAGGAACGGTGACCGGGATTGATGATACCGGTTCCCTCCTCGTAAACTGGGACAACCGCTCCGGCCTCAATGTAATCTACGGAGTCGACCTTGTCCGGAAGGTGGCAGATTGACATGGAACAGAAAATCAAAGAACAGATTCTTGCCATCCGCGATACCGGCCTTACCAACATGTTTGACATTGGCATGGTTCAGCGCCTTGCCTATGAGCGTGACTTCTATGAACTGGTTCTCTACCTCGAAGATCACCGGTCAGAATATGCACACTTCATCCTGACCGGCGAAGGCTAAAATACACAGTTTGGCCCTGTGATTTTTCCGCAGGATTGTCACATATATTTTGCCTGAATTGCTTGCTAATAAAGGGCTTCAGAGTGATATATGTACATACCGAAAGGGAAACAAAAAGAAAACGGAGGAACCACCATGAAGTACACAATTGAAGCGATTGAAAACGCAAAGACCGGAATGAAATGGAGCGACATCGGAGTGCAGTGGACACTTGCGCAGGCTTACCTTTACAGCAAGGATGCCGGGAACGAGCTGCCGAACTTCGCCGAGGTCATCTGGGACGAGGATATTGAAACCATCCTTGCAGACTGTCAAATGTTATCTTTACAAAGAAAGATTTACCACTTTAATATTGAAAGAACTATCAGTAAATTCCTTAGCAGCTACCGATAAATGAAGAGAATATAATGTGAGAAAGAGCATTAAATATACTGCAAGGCAAGACATTTAGTAGTTGAAGAATAACAAGCAAAAAAATAGCAGTCAGGTCTCTTGACAAAGTATAGTGCTTAAGTAAAATATCCGGGGCATTTACGGAGAATCCGCAATAAAATAATCGGGGCTTCAAGAAGAAAGAAAACAGTGAGTATCTGTCGTAACCATTTCAGATACTACACTGTTTTTGTCATTGGAAATTTATAAGGATTGTTAGACCATTGCTGAGCTGTTATTCGTTTGGATTGCAGTTGTTGCCACCATCTATCTTTCGATCGATTGTTGATCTGTGGTATTTACCACGTTTTCTTCCTTTGCGCTTGTTGCTTCTGAGATTGTCAGTGATTGTGTAAGTGAGATGTTTGTTCAGTGCATATAGGACTCTTATACGAAAACGATCGAAATTGGAAAGCCCATTTGAGACCGTAATGTATTCACGGAGCTTGCCATTGATATTCTCAGTTAATGCATTGCTCTCTTTACGATTGTCATAGGGTCTTTGAAAGCTATTGAGTATCTCTTGATGCCAGTTTTGAAGCAGACCGATGAAGGATCGATAGCACGGCAGGTCTGATGATACAAACGCATCAAAAATATCATCAAATAGTTTACTGCAGTTCTCCTCTATGGCATCCTTGTTGAAACCTCGATACAATTCCTTTAATTCATATGCCTCTGTCAGCTCTGGACTTACTTTTAGAAGCAGCTCGTAGATATCACGGTAATTCATTTTTGTTCTATAAAACCCGTTGTATCTTGGCTCGTTGTCCAGATTGTATTTGTCGGTTTCCAGAAGCCAGTGCCATGTCTTTAGAAGATAATAATTGGATGTGCCATGCTCGAACTGATTCATGATATCTACCCGGAGCCTGGTGAATCGCTGTGTCAGCTGTTCTACTACATGGAATCCATCAGCACATATTTTTGCATTTGGCAGACATCTTTTTGCGACATCACGATATGGGTCCCATAGATCCATTGTGATGAATCTGACTTGGTTCTTCTCTTTGATGGAGATCTTATCAAAGTACTTTATAAGCTCGTGCTTGGAACGGCTTGGCAGTACTTCAAAAAGATCTCGCTCTGTATTATCTACCATAACGCATAAATAAGAGCTCCCATATTTAGCCATATCTGAATGCAGCTCATCAATGCCTATGTTCTCCGGCAGTGTAAGGCGTGGCACATTCAGAAAGCTGTCAGAATAAAGCTCAACACTTCCAATACTGACATTGTTCTTTTCGGCAATGTCTTTATAGGTGAAATGAAGATTGGCAATGTCTCTGGCTACCTGATTCAAAAGAGAATAGGAACAGTGGAGGGGACCTGGCGTGAAATGATTCTCTTCACGGAAGGAATAATGGCAGTTCGGATCCAAATTGAGAGTGCTGATGATATAATCTCTATTAGGCAA